AGGGGTCCGGTGGGGAGAGGACGAACGCCGAAATGAGTGAGTTCTCGGCTTTAGACGAGAACGAGGGATATGGAGGAAGTGAGGACGATGTATATGGTGACAAAGATCGTTAGCGGCAATGTGGTGGAGCGGAGAAAAACCAGGATCACCCGGCGGCCGGCCAAGCGGGGGGGCCGTGTCCGGGGGAACAGCAGCGAGCGGAAGCTGGTGGGGAACCGGGAGTATGCCAAGCTGGCCCTGGCCCGGACCATCAACTGCAACATGACGCCGGGGGACCTGTGGCTGACGGCCAAGTTTGACGCTGAGGGCCTGGAGACTGTGGGCGGGAGTTTTGAGGGGGCCAGGAAGGCAGGGAGGAAGTTCATCGACCGGCTGGTGTACCGCATGAAGAAACTGGGGCTGGTGTGCAAGTGGTTTTTGGCCGCGTCGGAGATCGACGGGGAGACAGGAGAGCTGGTGCGGCCCCATGTGCATATCATCATCACCGGCGAGGGTTTTGAGATCCGGGATAAGCGGCTGTACTTCGGGGCGGAGCTGGTGGACGATATCTGGGGCCTTGGCACCGTGGACTGGCAGCCTCTGCGGCACCAACAGGACTATTACCCCTTGGCGGCCTACCTGGTGAACCAGGCCCGGGGTGTGGCGGACGAGAAGAAATGGACCTGTTCCCGGAACATGAAAAAGCCCAAGGTCACCCGGGAGATCGTCACCAGCGGCGGGCAGCTGCGTGTCCCGGCCGGGGCCGTGGAGCTGCCGGGGACCCGGTATGACCCGGAGAAGGGACAGAATTTTGTGCGGTACATACCCAAGGCAAAGGACCCCCGGCGGAAGGTGGGCGGCCATAAGGAGATGGCGCTGGCTATGGACGACAGGAGGGATTCTGGTGGGCTTTAAGAAGCTGCGGGGGATCGCCCTGCCGGAGGAGAAGCAGGGGCTGATCCGTTATACCTGCCTGACCTATCGGGAGCAGCCGGGACATGTCCAGCGGAAGATCCTGCGGCTGTGCCAGGAGCAGGGCGGGGACTATGCCGCCGCCCTGTGGGAGGTCGTGTGTACCTGGGAGAGCGTCACCAGCATTTCAGGACGGCACCATGTCAGCGAAACTGTGCTGCGAGAGGCCCGAAAACGCTTTTTTGAGGCCTGGTAGGGGCATGATACCTACGATGTTCACAATTTGTTCAAATAACTTTTTCAAACTAAAGCGACCGTCAAGCCCTTGCGCCGCTAAGGCGCAGGGGCATTTTCATTTCCGTGTTAACTGACACCTTCTTTCTGTTACGCTATTAGCATGGATCAGGGATGAGCGCGGCGGGGGAGGTGTCGGCGTGGCGGAGAGGACAGAGGCGGAGAAGCTGGGCGAGGTTTTGAAGCCCAGGGAACGGACGTTCGTGCGGGAGTACCTGGTGGACCTGTGCGGCACCAAGGCGGCCGTCCGGGCAGGCTACTCCGAGAAGTCCGCCGCCAGTCAGGCCAGCCGCCTGCTGCGGAAGCCGGAGGTCCGGGCCTACCGGGACGCATTGCTTCAGGAGCAGTTTGACGCCATCGGCGTGACAAAGCACTCTATCGCGGCGGAGGTGTGGAAACTGTATGAGCGATGCACCCAGCAGAGGCCGGTGAGGATCTGGGACAGCCAGAAGCACGAATATGTGTTCGCCGGACTGTGGGAATTCGATGTGAAGGGCGCTTTGAAGGCCCTGGACATGCTGCGGCAGATGCTGCCGGAGATGGGAAAGGACGAGGGCGGCGGAGCCGGGCCAAGCCTGGAGGATATGGTCATGGGCGGGACAGAGAGAGAATTCTAAGGCAGCTGACGAACCGGAGTGCTCCTACGGAAAAGAGAACAAATGGCGGGCGGAGGTTATCCGCCACTACGGGATATGCAGGGAGGTATTTATGGCGAAAAGAGACAAGCAGTCCGCTTTGGGCAATGGGGGACCCCGCGAAAGCCCAGCGCAGCGGGTTTTGTGGGGAGAGGAAGCGCAAGGGAGCGGTTCGAGATCTGGCCGAAAGGCCGGGGCGAGAGGAGCGGACTTTGCGCTGACGATGTGGAAAGAGCGCTTTCGCCTGGCGAATGACGCCTATACCGCCGAACAGGCACGGATGAAGCGGCGGGAGGCGCTGCTGAACGGCAGTCATGAGATCCTGACTCCCGATGGCAAGCGGGCGAAGAAGCAGGCCTCCCATGTGCGGAACGTGTGCTTTGAGCTGGTGGAGACCCAGGTGGACAGCAACATCCCCCAGCCAAAGGTGACGGCGGTGCGGCAGGAGGACGAGGAGCAGGCGAAGCTGATCGAGGACCTGCTGCGGAATCTGCTGGACCGGCTGCCTATGGAGCGGATCAACGACGAGGCGGAGCGGATCAGTCCCACCCAGGGCGGCTACGGCCTGCTGGTGGACTGGGACAGCTCGGCCGCTGGCCGGGGATGGATGGGGGCGCTGAAGGTGACGCTGCTGCATCCCCGGAAGATCATTCCCCAGGACGGCGTTTACCAGGTGGCGGATATGGATTACCTCTTTGTGGAGGACGCCCAGACGAAACGGCAGATCCGGGAGCGGTTCGGCGTGGATGTGTCCGCCGAGAACGAGGAGGAGCCGGAGGCCAGGGCATTGAACGCGCCTGTCAGCGCCGCCGACGAGCTGGTGACGCTGCGGACCGCCTATTACAAGAACCGGCGGGGCGGCATCGGGCGGTTCCGCTGGGTGAACGACGTGGTGCTGGAGGACCTGGAGGACTATCAGGCCCGGCGGGTGCAGGTGTGCAGGGGATGCGGAGCGCCGGGGGACGGCGTGAGGTGCCGCTTCTGCGGCAGCACCCGCTTTCGGGAGGAATTGCAGGAGGATGAGACCCTGACCGACGATCTGGAAACCGCGTCGGGGCTGGCGATCCCGGCGGAGAGCCCGGCCAGAGACGAGTATGGACAGGTGGTCATGCGGGATGTGGAAGCCCCCAGTCTGATGGAACCGCTGATGGGCGGGACGGCGCTGATGCCGGGCATGGAGCCGCCGGGTGTGGCGGGCGTATACAGTGTGCGGCAGGAAGCGGTGATGGAGGCCACCAGGATCCCCTTCTACAAGCCCTGCGTGTTCCCGGTGGTGCTGCGGAAAAACGTCAGCGCCAGCGGGCGCTTCCTGGGCGGGAGCGACATCGACGCCATCGAGGACCAGCAGAACACCCTGAACAAGATCGGCACCAAGGTCAATGAGAAGGTGCTGGGCGGCGGGAGCTTTGTGACGATGCCGAAGGGCATGGGCCGGTTCCAGACCGACCAGGACAACCGGGTGCTGGAGGTGGAGAACCCGGCGGCGCTGAACTGCATCCGGTCCTACAGCACACAGGTGGATATCAGCCAGGACATGGCGAGGGGCCAGGAGGTCTACGAGGAGGCCCGGCAGACCATCGGCATTACGGACAGCTTGCAGGGGCGGCGGGACCCCACCGCCACCAGCAAGGTGGCAAAGGAGTTCGCCGCCAGTCAGGCGGCCGGCCGCCTGGAGAGCAAACGGGTGATGAAAAACGCCCTGTTTCAGGATCTGTTCGAGGTGCTGTTCAAGTTCATGCTGGCCTACGCCGACGAGCCACGGCCGGTCATCTCCTACAATGAGCGGGGGGAGAAGGTCTACAAGGTCTTTGACCGCCACGATTTCCTGTATCAGGACGAGGCGGGGGCCTGGAAGTACAACACAGATTTCCTGTTCAGCTGTGACAGCTCCGCGCCGCTGGCGGCCAACCGGGAGGCCATGTGGCAGGAGTGCCGCATGAACTTTGAGAGCGGTGCCCTGGGAGATCCCACGGCGTTGACGACGCTGGTGCGGTTTTGGGCCCAGATGGAGGTGCTCCACTATCCCATGGCGGAGAGCATCCACAAGGAGCTCCAGGAGGAGTTGGAGCAGCAGAGAGAGGCGCAGCGGACGATGGACGCCATGGGCGGCGCGGCCGGCGGCGTGCCGGGGATGGGGGCGGTATCCGCTCCGGCGGAGGACATGGGCGGCGGGGACTTCCCGCCGGACGGGACCATACAGGAGGCGATGATGCTGTGAGATGCCCGGAATGCGGATTGGAAATGATCGTGTATCAGGTGACGGAGGAAGGGCCGGAATTTGTGTGCCGCAATCAGCGGTGCGGGGCCTTTGACCAGCGGTTGCGAAAGAGATCCGACGCGGCGGAAGAGGAGCCGGAGCAGATCGCAGAGTGAGCGCTCCGGGCTTTCACGGACTGCGCCGGGCAGATGCGGCGGCAGCTGCCTGATCCCATCCGCCGTCCGCCATACGGTGGATGCGGCATCTGTTTTTCCTCCTGCTGTGACAGGTGGGGCACCACCTGTCCGGCGGAGTCCGTGAGAGGAACTGAAATTGGCTCTTGGGCGGAGTAAAAAGCCTAGTTTTGAAGAGAGGAGGAACGGCTGTGAAGAAGAACGGCGGTTATGCCGGAAAGATCAAGAACAGCGGGACCCAGGCCGTCAAGGCGCCCTTTGGCACCGGCGGCGGCACCAAGGGCACCGTGCGGATCACGGGCAATGACCTGCGGACCGGAAACGGCGGCAAAAAGAGCAGCAGATAAAAGCCGCTGACAACGTGAGCCGGTTTACCGGCAGAGTCCCCCAACAGGGGGCATATCGCACAGAACGCGGAAAAATCTGAAAAGGAGACGATACATCATGGAAGATATCACCCAGCAGGAGATCAATGAGGTCTTTGGCATTGAGGGCACAGAGAGCCAGCAGGAGGGCTCTGAAAGCGTCCGGGAGACAGAGGCCCAGGAGCCCGTTCAGGAGGGGGCGGAGGCCCCCCAGGAAGCGGAAGAGAGCCTGGAAGCCAGCGAGACAGACGTCCGGCAGGTCCGACAGGAGATGCCGGCTGAGGAGCGGCACCGTCAGGCGGCGGCGAGGAGAGCCCGGGAGGAACAGGCCCGGGCCGAGGCGGAGCAGGCCCGCAGAGATCAGATCTACGCGGACCTGTTCGCTGGGCAGGAGGACCCCTATACCGGGAAGCCCATCCTGACAGAGGCGGATTTCCGCGCCTACCAGAGCGAGCGGGACCGCCGCCGGCAGACGGCGCAGCTGGAAAAGGCGGGGATCGATCCCGGCGCCATCAAGGGGATCGTGAGCCAGGAGCTGGCCCCCATCCAGGAGAGGCTTCAGCGGGCGGAGATGGCCGCCATGCAGGAAAAAGCCCGGGCTGTGAATGCACGGGCAGAGGAGTCCATCCGGGTGTCTCTGAAAAACATCAGCGCCATGGACCCCAGCGTGAAGAGCCTGGAGGATATCGCGGCGCTGCCTACGGCGGCACGGTTCAACGAGCTGGTGCAGAAGGGCGTGGGTCTGGAGGACGCCTTTTATCTGGCGAACCGGAAGGCCATTGACGAGCGCAAGGCGGCGGCGGTCAAGGCGGCGGCCCTGAACGGCGCGGTGAGCCGGAAACACCTGGATCCGGTGGGCGCGGGCGGCAGCCAGGATGCGGTGGAAGTGCCTGCGGAACAGCGGGCGGCCTACCGGGAGATGTTCCCGGACGCCACGGATGCGGAGATCGACGCCGCATACAGGAAGTTTTTGAAAGATTTGAAATAAAAAAGGAGATTCGGCTATGGGTTTGAAACTGTCGAAAATGGATGTGGGACTGACCCCGCCCATTGAATACCTTCCCGGCAAGGAGGGTGAAACGTATACGCTGGGGGAGGCCCTGGCCCTGGACGCAGGCGCTGCCACCAAGTGCGGCGCCGCCGCACGGCCCGACTATGTGGCCGTCGGTCCCGCAGACGAAAAGGGGGAGGTCCCCGCGGTGAAGGTCCAGGACTACATGACCTTTGAGGCCACGCTGTCCGCCGCTGCGGCAGGTCTGGCGGTGGGCAGCAAGGTGAGCCTGTCTGCCGACGGCTTGCAGGTGACGGCAGGCGAGGGCGCAGGCGTCGTGACGGCCCTGGAAGGCACCGCGGCGGGGGACGCCGTGACGGTGCGGTTTTAAGATGAAGCAACCGAGGATATGAAGAAAGCGAGGAAGATATGAGCGGTTATGTGACGGTATCCATCGGCTCCGGCCTGGTGGATTCTGTGTATGGCAAATGCCAGTTTCCCATTAAGAGCTATCTGGAGAAGAAGGGCGAGGCCTTTGAGCAGGCAAGCCTTTTGAAAATGCTGTTCCGCATGGAGAACTCCAAGCATTGGGCGGAGCAGTACGGCGGCGAGACGGCCATGGATGATTTCGAGGCTGTGGGCGAGGGCGGCAACTATCCCAGCACCGGCTTCCAGGAGGATTTCCAGAAGACCATCGTCAACGAGACGTGGAAGAAGAAGTGCAGCGTTACCCAGGAGCTGGTGGAGGACGGCCGCCTGGGCACCATGAAGAAGCGGGCCAACAAGCTGATCACCAGCTATGACCGCACCCGTGAGAAGTTCGCACGGGCTATGTATGCCGGCGGCCTGGTGGGAAAAAAGGTGAAGTTTGGCGCAAAGACCTTTGACTGTTCCTCCGCCGACGACAAGGCGCTGTTTGCCAAGGACCACCCCTGCAAGGTAAAGGGCGGAGACCAGTGCAATCTCTTCAGCGACGACCTGACAGCGGAGAACCTGGGCAAGCTGGAGACCCGGATGCAGAACATCAGAGGCGCCAATGGCGAGCTGCTGGCGGTGGCCCCGAAAACCATCTGGATCCCCAACGATGCAGTGATGAAGCAGAAGGCCTTTGAGGCTGTGGGTTCCGACAAGAACCCTATGGACAACACCAATGCCTTCAACTATCAGTACGGCCGGTGGAACATCCTGGTGGACCCCTATCTGACCATGATGCTGGAGGACCTGAAAATTCAGGAAAAGCCCTGGTTCCTGCTGGACAGCGATTACATCCAGGAGAACGACGGCCCGATCTTTCAGGACCGTGTAAAGCTGCTGGTCCGTTCTGTGCTGGATGACAACAACGACAACAACCTCTGGCTGGGCCGCGGCCGGTTCAGCGCGGGCTTTGCCGATTGGCGGTTCGTGGCGGCTGGCGGCGTGACCGGCGGCGAGGCGCTGTAAGGGTATTCGTTGACAAAATGCGGCGCACTGTGTAGAATAAACACAGGCGCTGCCAAAACGGCAGGCGGTCGGCCACACCACCCGAAAGGGGGTGAGGCTCATGCGGATTACGTTACATATCGGAGCCTTCACGGTGACGATCATCGTAAAAAGCAGGAACCGCCACCCCGGCAGGTGACGGTTCCTTTTTTAGGCACTCAAACCTAATGGGCTGACCGCTTATCGGCAGCGCCCTTTCCTATGTTTATTATACCGCTCCCGTCCGCATTGTCAAGTGGATGGGAGCGGTATTTTATTTACAAAAAAGGGGAGGAACCCAATGAACTGGCGGGAATGTAAGCTGATCGCCTTGCAGACGATGTTTTCCAATGAGGGTGCTGACATCAACGCCGACGACAGCAATCAGGACTATATCGACGCCATGCCCGGCAAGGCCAATGAGGCGATGCAGCAGCTGGCAACGGTGGGCAGGCCCATCCTGAAGCAGTTTCAGATCGCCATTGAGACAGGCGCGGAGGAAGCGGTGACCGAGGAGAAGGTCACACTGCCGGCGGCGGAGGTGCGGTATAAGCTCAAACTGACGGCATACTGCCCCAGATTCCGGTGCCTGGAGCCCCAGAGGCTGATGCTGGACAGCGGAGGCGTCTATGACCAGGCGGATGACTGGGATCTGGAGGGCGACGATGTATTGGTTCTGCCGGGGAACATCACCGGAACGTATACCATCTGGTATGCGGCGTATCCCCAGGTCATCGACGCCGGTACGCCGGATGACACGGTGATCGAACTGGCGCCTGAAGCAGCCGCCCTGATCCCGCTATATATCGCGGCGGAGCTTTATAAAGAGGACGAGCTTGCCATGGCGACCATGTTCCGGAATGAGTTCGAGGATGGGCTTGCGAAGCTCCAGCTGTCTTATGCGGCCTCCGGCGGCGCGTTCCGCTGCGGGCGGACCAGAAACACGACAGGATGGTGGTAGAGCCTGGAGGATCGCCGGAAAACCCAGCGGAGCGGATTTCCGGCGAAAAGAACGAGCACCGCAATGATTGAGCTTTCGCTGAAAGCGGAAGTGAAAGATATGGAGGTTGTGAGGACGTGGCGCAATTCGACATTCCCAGCGAGTCCCGGAAGTATTCCACGATCATTGAGACCTTTCGGGGCGTGGATCTGAACAACAGTCCGTCCAATGTGGATATATCCCGGTCTCCGGCGGCACCCAACATGGTCCGGGACCAGGTGGGCAAGGTCCGCAAGCGGATGGGGTACCGCACCGTTGCCGCAGTCCCTGGCGGGGCGGCTGTCAACGGCGTCCACCGCCTGGGAGACCAGATCCTGGTCCATGCGGGCAGCAGACTGTATAAGTGGGACGGGGCGGCCGGGTTTACGGAAGCCGGTCCCATGGCGGACGCCCGGAGCCGGGGGTTTGTGTTCGACAAGAAGCTGTATCTGCTGGATGGGGCCAAGTATCAGGTATACGACGGAACGGAACTGAAGGCGGTGTCCGAAACGGCCAAGGTGCCCACCATCATCATCTCCAGAAATCCAACCGGCGGCGGGACCGCCTACGAGGCGCTGAACCTGCTGAGCCGGGCGTGGACGGAGAGCTTTTTGGGGACCGCGGAGGCCACGGTATACCAGCTGACCACCACGGAGCTGGGGCCGGAGGCTGTGACGGCGGAGGTGCTGAACAGCGACGGCACCTGGGTGAAAAAAGAGGAGAACACGGATTTTACCGTGGACCGGGAAAAAGGGACCGTGACCTTTAAAACCGCGCCGGGGGCCTCGCCTGTCAGGGGGCAGGACAATGTGAAGATCACGGCCTCCAAGGAACGGGAGGGCTATCTGGATCAGGTGGACCACTGTACAGTATTTGCCGTTTACGGCGTTGGCGGTGCGGCGGACCGGGTGTTTTTATCCGGGAATCCGGACAAGCCCGGTTTTGACTATTACAGCGGATTTGAGGACCCCGCCTTCTTCCCGGATACCGCTTATACCAAAATCAGCCGGGACGGGAGCCGGGTGGTGGGGTATGCCATTTTGAACAACGCCCTGGCGGCGTTTCTGGACGGTTCCACCGACGGGCGCAGCGTGGTGATCCGCACCGGCGCCCTGGATGCCAACGGAGAGGCGCTGTTTCGGATCAGCAATACCCTGATCGGAGAAAACGCGGTGGCGCGGGACACCTTCGCACTGTCCGGCAAGGAGCCGCTGTTTCTGACGGAGCGCGGCGTATACGCCATCACGGCGGAGGAACTGACCGGAGAGAAGTACAGTCAGGAGCGGAGCTACTACATCGGCAGCGCACTTCAGGAGGCTGTGGGGAAGCGCGAGGCCGTGGGCATCATCTACCGGGACTTCTACGTGCTGTCGCTGTCCGGGACGCTGTATCTGCTGGACCTTCAGCAAAAGACCTATGAGAAGAACAGCCCATACAGCAGCTTTCAGTATGAGTGCTACTATTGGCCGAATATCCCGGCACGGGTACTGTGGACGGATGGAGACGCGCTGTGCTTCGGCACGGCGGATGGGAGGCTGTGCCGCTTTGCCGTCCATGTGGACGATCCGGAGAGCTACAACGACGACGGAGCGGCCATTGACGCCTACTGGGAGACCAGCGATTTTGACGGTAACGCCTTCTTCAAAAGCAAGACCTTCACCGGGATCGCGGTCCGCCTGGCGGCAGCGGTACTGACCGGCGTGAAGATCTTCGCCCAGAAGCGGGGCATCTGGTCCCAGGTGTTCGACGCCAAGGAGCGGGCCCGGTATCTGGACTGGAATTACATCGATTTTTCCAAATTCGTGTTTTCGGCGGACCGGACGCCCCGGACACTGTATGGGAAGATCAAAATCAAGAAGGTGGACAAGGTGCGCTTCCGGCTCCAAAACAAGGAACTGAACGAGCCGTTTGGCCTCTATGCTTTCGGCCTGGTTTGGAAAGAACCGGGCAGCAATTATAAACGGTAAAAAGCCGTCCACCGGATGGAGCGGAGTTTTTTTGAGATCAATGGTTCCTGCAAAAACCGTAAATCAAGGGCTCCCAAAAATGCCTGCATTTTTGGGAAGAGGAGGAACAGCGAAATGGACGAAGAGGCGGCGGAGACGGCTCTGAGGGATATGGAGCTTGTTCCGACGAGTGGTAAGGGAGTGAGCGAATGGCTTTGGAAAAAATCACAGAACAGCAGATGAATGAAAAGGGCGTCTGCGCGGCGCCGGATATCCTGAGCGGAACAGCGGCGCAGAACAAGGCTGTGTTTGACCGGCTGATCCGGCAGGTGGTCGTGACGGCCTATAATTCGCTGGTGGACCAGCTGAACAGCATGGGGGTTGAAAAGGCGATCCTGGCCCCAGAGGGGGCGGGGTTCAAGTACATCCGCCTGAACCGGGACCTGGTGCTGGAGACCAGCATGGACGGGGAGACCTGGCAGGCCACCGGCAGCAGCGGCCATGTGGTGCTGGACC